GGGTTGTGGAAGAGGCTATCCACTAAGGACATTAGTGCAACTTGGCTTTCCATCCAGTACGGCTGGAAGCCTCTACTGTCCGACATTTACGAGGCTATGCAGGTGATAGAACACTACACTGCAGAGCCTCGCGTCATACGGAAAAGGTTTTCCGTTAATGTCCCCGGGTTCTACTTTGACGACCACATCTACTCCTCGAGCTATAAATTCTTGCTCTGGTGTGAGATGCGGCGTGAGTACCGGATTAAGTGGGTAGAGAGTGTATCCGTCGCCCGATCTCTTGGGCTTTTGAATCCGCTCTCCGTGGCCTGGGAGAAACTTCCCTGGTCGTTCGTGGTAGACTGGTTTATTCCGGTCGGTAATTACCTCGATATGGTGGGCTTGTTCGGCGGTTTGCACTTGCAGTGGTCGCGCACGACGTTTATCATTACGAGGGGGAACAAGCGCGTCAAAGGCGATTGCCTGACGAATGCTGAATCTCCTCATTTTGCTGGCGTCTGCCGACCGAATGGCAGCCCCCCTGCCTGGTATCACAAATCAGGTGGGACAAGCGCTGTCAACGTGTTTCTTGACCGCGTGAATGGAACCTCGCTTAGCATTCCTACTCCCGATCTTAAATCGATCGAGAAGGCGCTAAGCATCGGCCACATTCAGAATGCTGCTGCTCTTATTGAGCAACAGGTATCGTCAATGGGGAGCCATGCTTCCCGCGTCCGTTAACCCTTTTTAAGGTTGAAAGATAATGTCAGCTCAAGCCAACATCGTTGCTTACGATGGAGCCGGTACGCCTGTTTCACACACCCTGATCCCGGTCGGGGTTGCAAAGGATGCGAAGGATGGCATCGTCGCCGAATGGCGCGAAGGCCTCACGACGCTTCCCGTGTATGCCCAGATCCGGTGTCGGACATCGCAAAAGCGGATGTCTTCTGGTGTGTGGCGTGTCGAAATCCGTGTCGAGGTTCCCGTCATGGAGGCAGTCGGCGCTCAAAACGCTGCCGGCTATACTGCCGCCCCGAAGGTCGCCTACACCAACACGGTCTCTCTGGTTGGCTACTTCCACGAACGTGCGACGATTGCCGAACGCAGGTTGGTTCGGCAACTGGCGATCAACATCGCCGGTAACGTTGCCACGTCGGTCACGCCAGTTACAACTGGCCCCGTGCCCGAACTCGTGGACCAGCTCATCTCGGCATCCTAACGACGCAATGGATCGCGTTGCTTGGTTTGCCTTGTGGCTGATCGTAGCCCTCCATGCCTTGGAAAAACTGAGGTAAGTGGGGGTATCTTTGGTGTGACCGTCCTCTCTTCCGATTTAAGGAGATAGTTATGTTCGTATCTACGAACTGGATGGAAGGCCTTCGTTACGAGCAAAGCCTTGCCGTGATGAAGGAACTAAGCCTTGTACACGCCCTTAAGGGCGGTGCGGAGGGCCTGCGGATCGCCAGCGCTATTTATGCTGGCGACCTGCGCACCCTTTGCACCTTCGAGTTAGACGTAAACAGAGAAGGCTGGGATATTATCCAGCTCATTAACTGCCGGCAAGCGCTTGCATTTTATAGCAAGTTCGAACCCGCAGAGATTGGCATCGATAAGACTGCCGTCGCTTACGCCTCGTTCGAAGAATCCGAAACAAAATGCAGAGCCTTTAATGCTGAGGCCCGCCAAGCACGCGGTGGTGTGATTAATTATACACCACGTTTCGTGCGTCTAATTGCTGACGCTCGGAAGAAAATATCGCGCATACTTGGCCGACTCCCCTCTGTCGAGGAGCTCCGTATTCGTTTTGGACCTGGTGCTACGACCTCTATAATAAAGAGGAAGGCGAACCCTCAGCAAAAGTTTGCTGAAACGCCAAGGTGTAGTCCTGAACTCCTGCGATCGCACTTTTTTCCGTCTATCGTCCGTGATCTGTCCACGTGGTTTGATTGCCACGCGGTCGATTGGACGATTGATGACGAAGGGTTCCTGGTCGCATTGTACGACGTCGTTGAAACTGACGGCGTTTTGGAGTTCGTACCCAAGAATGCGAAGACGTACCGCGCTATCGTCAAAGAGCCCACCGTTAATGGCTGCCTACAGGCTGCCACAGGTGACTGGATGACGAAACGCCTTCGCCTTGCAGGCATAGATATCTCGGACCAGACAATTAACCAACGTCTGGCCCGGGAAGGCTCTATCTATGACGAGCTAGCCACGCTCGACCTGCATGCCGCTTCTGACTCCATAGCCACCGAGCTGGTACGTATGTTACTTCCAGATGAGTGGTTTGACTGGCTTAATGCCATTCGGAGTCGACGTGTCTGGTACAATGACACGTTGCATGTTCTCGAGAAGTTCTCGTCGATGGGGAATGGTTTTACGTTTCCCCTTGAGACGTTAATCTTCTGGGCGATCACGGCTGCATCTTGTAAAGGATGCGTTGGTGCCGTGTCAGCCTACGGTGACGACCTCATCTGCCCAAGTGACCGGGCTGAGGAAGTTGTCAAAAACCTCGAACTATGTGGCTTCCGTGTTAATCTCGGAAAGTCATTTATTCGAGGTCCGTTCCGCGAGTCATGCGGTTGCGACTACTACAAGGGTATTGATATTCGTCCCTTTTACCAAAAGCACCTGGTAAGTGGGATGACCCTCTTCGTACTACACAACTTCTACTATCGTCACTACCAAGTTGACGAGGCCGAGGGAGTGTTGTCCTACATCCCCGAGTCTATCCGCCTTTACGGGCCGGATGGCTTTGGAGATGGCCATCTGTTGGCTACAGATTGGCCCCGTGAGCGGTCGCGAAAGCTCCGCAGAAACGGGTGGGGAGGTGTCTGCTTCGATACGTATCGCCTATGTCCACGAGATTTCATATCCGTGTATCCAGGCGATTACGTGACGCCCCTTTATTCTGTCTATATCAAAGACAGGACGCCTTTGTTAAAGAGTACCTTCCCTGACTTCGATGTATCAGAAGCACAGGAGGTGCGCTTTGCTACAGACGGTAGGCCGATATGGCCACTGCCTGGGGTGGAGGGGTATGAGCGTATATCAATCTACACACTTGACCCACACAGCTAGCTTTCATCGGTGATCCCGATAAACTGCTAGCGTATCGGGTCCAGCCGAGCGACCTGGAATGGCGCTCGGAGGAGGACGAAAGTCATA